CAGATCGCCAAAAGAGTGTGCCGGTCTTTCCCGGCTGTCAGAGGAGCTTGAAGGTTCTCCCCATGGCTTCGTTTTTTGCCGGACGAGAATCAAGCGGGACCCCACCGGCAGAGAAAAGCATACGCGAGAACATTACGGTGGGGAAGCGTAAGGGTGCCGTAATGGAGGTGTATGGGGGAAAAATAGGGGGAAACGGCAAAAATTGCAGGGATTGTTGAGAAAGTTAGGGTTAACACGGAGAAATGTGCGTGGACCACGGTACAAAATTACGCCTATTACTCCAAAATTTTGAAAAATGAAAATGTTTAGTTAAAAATTTTGCGTTTTTAGACGTAATAGACGTAATGAACGTAATAACGTATATAAATCAATAACTTACACGTGTACACTTCCATTACGTTGAGTTTTATTAGACGTAATGTATGAAAAAGTTCTGGGGATACGTCCAAAAATTTGATTTTTTGTAACTAAACAAATGAATTTTTCAAAAATAAGAGTAATAGGCGTATTGCTTTTGGCAGGCGTAATCGTTTAGAATCTGTACAGAAGGAGGGGTGCAATGGATCCGTTGGATAAGGTGATGCAGTTTTTTGACAACCAGAGCGATCTGGCCGCGTTCTGTATGGTCAGTCGATCGGTAGTGACCCACTGGAAGAAAGACGGGGGGAGAATCCCACCATGGCACGTTGAGGCGTTGAGCGCTTACACCGGGTTGCCGAAGTCTGAGATTTGCCCTGACCGTTTCCCAGCAGAGGAAGTGTTAGAATCTAAACAATCGTAGTTTATACAGTAGAAAGGAGAAAGTGTGTTTGTACTAAGCATGGTCATGAAGGCGTTGGATAAGGTAGAAGAAACCAAAGACAAAGCGATCGATGATTTGATCGCTAGGACAAAAGCTCAGGGGGCCGTTGAAGGTACGACCTGGGCATCGGTGTATGAATCGATAAAGCGAGAGCAGGAGCATGGCAAAAGATAAGCCTAAATCGAATGGTATCCCCCAGCGTAGGAATGCAAAAGCTCAGGCAAGGATTGCTACCTTTAGGGCACCTTTAGGCGGTAAGCGAAAACCGCTGAAGCCGAGGGAAGCGAAGTTTGTGGAGATTTATGCTGCCGCAGACGGAACCATGACGTTGAAGGATGCCGCCATTCAGGCCGGTTATCCTGAGTCGAGTGCCGCGAACATGGGGTCTCAGCTGACCAACCCGGATATTTATCCACAGGTTGTTGCCGCGCTTCAGAGTAAACGTGCGGAATTAAATGCGAAGTACGGGACGACCTTTGAGCGGCATATGAAGGACTTGCAGTTCATTCGGGATAAGGCGATCGAGGCTGGAGCGTGGGCAGCGGCGGTTCAAGCGGAGTATCGGCGTGGTCAGGCCTTGGGCACGATCTACATCGACCGGAAAGAGATCCGGCATGGAACGATCGACACCATGAGCAAGGAAGAGGTGCAGAAGAAGTTAGAGGCCTTGCGTAAGCTGTATCAGGGTAGCCCTGATGTGGTGGACGCAGAGGTGACGCAATCGATCGAGTATGAGAAGCAGGCAGACCACTCGGAGGAGTTTTTGGATGAAGCCGGAATCGATGTTTTATCAGAAGGTTCGGAAGGGGATGAAGAGGACGAAGATAACGAGGGTGGAATCGTGGGTGAATCTAGGGATCCCTGATTGCATTTGCGCCCTTGGCGATCGGTTTCATCTCGTCGAGCTGAAGGTTTCGTCTCCGAAGGGAAAGGTCAACATTAGCCCACATCAGGTGGCCTTTCATTCTGCGCATAAAGGTTTCCCGACGTGGGTTTTTGTACAGCACGATAAAGGCAGAAAAGCCCGACTGTTTGTCTATCCGGGATGGCAGGCCTACGCTCTGGCCCAGTACGGGATCCTCTTGCCGCCGGGGCTAGAGCAGAAATATCCATGGGATTGGGAAGAAGTTGAAAAGTACTTGACAATGTTTACTTTCTAAACTACACTTGGTTTTGTAGTGCATTTTCAATTCATACAGGAGAATTAAAGTGAAAGCTAAAACATTTGAGTTATCGGGAGCGGCGCTCGATTGGGCGGTAGCAAGTGCTCAAGGGTACGAAATTGTGCTAGATCCGGATGGGAGTTGGGATACTAGAACTATTTCCCATCAACATTATTCAAAAAAACTAAAGTTTAATAATTACAGGCCTTCCGAGTTTTGGGCGCAAGGCGGCGAGATCATTGAGCGAGAGGGAATTTCCCTCGAATTCAGTAACGGTGATTGGTTGGCAAAATACGAAACGTCTGCCATTCAATATTTTTCTTACAGCCCATTGCTTTCCGCTATGCGATGCTATGTCGCAAGCAAGTTTGGACCTGAAATTGAACTGCCTGAAGAACTGGAGAATTAAAGTGAACGAACAAGAACTTTATGCTTACGCCTTGGGATACTTTCATGCTAGGGCTCATGGTAAAGACATGGATTGCTTTGTTGGTGAAGCAGATCTTTTGCGCCATCTTTATCGTCGTGGTTATGACGCTGGAATTTCTGACTATTGCGGCGAAGACTTAGGGGAGTACGACCCAAATCAGCAGGCTGACGAAGACCAATATCAGGAGAAGCGTTAATGACTGTTTATTCATTAGGCGTGGATGATTTGCCAACTTGCCCTAAGCATGGGATCCGGGTTGTAACGGACTTTTTCGTTGCCGAAGACGGTTTAACGTACGAGCGCGGCAAGTGCCCGCTGTGCAAAAAAACCTATCACTTTTACGTGGAAGAGGAGAAAGAAATAACTGATCAATTTTTGACCGGTTAAAAAGTAAACAAATCCTGTATTGGCGCGGCTTTGGCGGCTTAGTCTGTCTCTATCGATATCGCGTATGGGATAGGAAAAAACTAGGCAAGTGGTCTTTTTTCCTTGCACCATCGAAAATGTAACGGGGCAAAAAAGAAAAAAGGACCTTTTTTCGCCATGGTCCGGGGGCCATGGCGCGTTTATCGCGCGCCCGGGCGCGCGCGTGGTGGATGCTGGTCAATAATTAACCACTAATTTGCACTCGGGTATTGTGTATAGAATCTAAACGTTGTGATATAGTGGTGGCTCATACAGAAGAAAGGGGTTCACAATGAACGATAAACCAGTGACTTTAATGATTACGTTTTATCCGGATGACATCGAGGATATAAAACGCGCGTTTTATGAGGGCCGAGATAACAGCGGCATCTTTGAGCATATCTTGGAAGAGTATAAATCGGCCACTAGTAAGGGGGCCGATAATGCTTAAGACAGTACCAGTATCTAGCAATAAAAAGACAGGCCCGATCGCTGTCACGTATCGGGCCGGGGTCCACGATACGTATAGCACGTGCCCGAAAACGTGCGGCCTGAACCCTGAACCGGGGACCAGTACAAATACGATTGACGAGGAATATTTATCGGCGCTGCTTAACGCTGTGCCGCGCAATGGCGAGGCATGGACGTATTCTCATTTTGATGCGGCATTATTGCCCGTCGCCAAGCCGGGGCAGACAGTTATCAATGCATCATGCGACACGATGGACGATGCTGTGCGCGCTGTTGAATTAGGGCGGCCCGCTGTTGTGGCGGCGCCATTGGGGACTGATTGGTCCGGGGGCCACGAATATCGTGGCGTAAACTTTGTGCGCTGTCCGGCGGAGCTGTCCGATAATTTCACGTGTATGCAATGCGGCAACGGTAAACCGTTGTGCGCAAGAGGGGATCGCGAATACGTTATTGTGTTCGTGGCCCACGGCACAGGGGCGAAAAAGGTAGGGACCGATTGCAAGGGCGGATGTTACGCGGCACAGGGGCCGACGGCTATCCAATGGCATAACACTAGAAAAAAGGGGGCCGCCAATGATGCGCAGGCCCTAGTGCAATTTGCGAAGAGTCTGCCGCCGGGATCGCTGTTACGTCATCACATCGCTGGAGATATCGGGAGGGCCGCATAATGAACGAAAGATTTTTTATTTTCGATTGCAATGGGGATATCGTGGGCAACCCGAAAGGATATCGGACCATTCGCGGAGCAATCCGCGAAAAAGAGCGCCGGAATTCTCCGGCTAATCGCGCAATATGGGCCGCCTATGATGCAAAGAAAAAAGAGGACTTCAATCACACATTAATTGCAACGGTGCACCAGCTCCCGGGGGCCGCATGATTTTTTCTATCTTGGCGGCATTTATTTTGTTGGTGGTGCTTGACGCGATGCTGGAATAATGTTCTAATTATTCCAGCGGCATAATTCCTATGCCGCATT